GATCTGGGCGCGCTTCGCCTCACGCTGGTAGTGGAGGGCGGACAGTTCCAGCCAATACTGGTCGAGTTTCTGGAAGCTCATTGCTTGACTCCGAACATGGAACTGAGGAAGTCGTCGAAAATCCGCGCGTGCGCGACCGCGCGCTTCAGATCCGTGTCTGCCTGACGGTGCAGCTCAACCGAGCTCACGTGGTCGTCGCAGACCGTCTGGATGTCGGTCGCGAGTTCTGACACCTCAGCTTCCGTCGCGTCTGGCAGGAAGAGCTTCGCGAGCTCGTGGACCTTCGGATCAACTGGCTTGCTCACGGACGATTCTCCAAAGCGTGGACGATCAACTCGGCGAGCGCGCGGGCGCTGCCCGGGATGCCGGCGTAGTCGTACGTGGTTGCGATCTGCTCGGCGTCATCGCCAGCACCGGACAGGACCGTCATCTCGCTCTCGTCGTCCTGGGCAGGCTCGACGCGATACGGCGGCGGCGGCAGGAGAGGTTTGCGGCTGGCCATGGCGGGACCTCAGTAACCCAGGAGGTTGCGCAGTTCAGCGAAGGTGCTCACTGCGTCCCAGGTAAACGTCCGGGTCTGCGTCGCCGCATGCCACAGAACAGAGCGAACCATCAGAACGTCGCCCTCGATCCGAGTCTCGTGACCGTGGGCCTGGGCGTACTTGGCGAGCTTTTCCATGACCTTCTCCCGTTTCGTCTCGGCCCGGTGGCCGGTGCGTGGGGAGAGTATGTGGACAGTTCGTCCACGAAGTCAAGGATTATTCGTCCACAGTTTAGGCGAGCGAAATTGTGATGCGGATCACATTCCGCGTCAGCTCGGGACTACTCCCGAGCCGTGATTCCGGTGTGGGCAGGCTGGCCCGGGCGTGGGCCGTTGATGAGGAATTCCACCGTGACGCCGGTGAGTTCGCAGAAGCGGGGAATCAGGTGATGCGGCAGCATCGTGCGCGTCTCATAGCGGTAGTACGTGTCTTCGCGCACCCCGAGAGCCCTGGCCATCTCCTTGGGCTCTTCCGTATAGAGAGCGCGCGCGGCCCTCACGCGCTTCCTGAAGGCTTCCTCGTAAGCCGTAGGCGCCAGTGTCTTTTTCGGTCGTCCAGGGGAATCCGCCATATAGCCCATTGTCCCCGGCGGGGACACGAGCGTCAGTTGCGGAGTTATCCATGCTTGCATGGATTTATCGTCCACGATACTCTGCCGCAATGCCAGCGCCTTGCGACATATCGTCGATCCACGATGTCTTTCGGATCTGGAAGACGACCCGATCTCCCGAAGGGCTTGCGGAGCTCGCCCGAGACTTGGGAGTCGAATATCAGGCTGTAGCCAAGTGGGCCCAGCGGGGGCGGATTCCTCCCGAATCTTGGGAAGCGGTCCGTGCCGCCGCGCGGCGTAAAGGACGCCGACTCTCTGCCTCGCTGTTGAGCCGGCTGAACAAGCCGCGCGCGACAGCCAATCAAATCGAGGTAAGCGGGTGAGCGTCGCCATCGTCAGGCCCCCTTCCTGTACGTTTCCGTCAGGGTGCGCCGCGACGCAGCCGTCAGCAAGATGCGACAGCCGATCGGCGCGTGACTTTCGTCGCACCCCTGCATTTTTGTGCTACGCAGCAACACAACTGTTCGATCCGCTCGCACGAGAGTCTGTTGTGTGTTGCGTCAATCGAACACAGTGTTGCTCAATGCACACAGTAGTAGGCATGGGAGAAAACTCCCAAACCACTACTGGATCGAGCAGGCGGAATATCTCAGCGGCGATCAGCCCAGTCGTGCATGCGATGGGCGAGGCGGGTGATGGCGTGGCCCAGGAGCATGAGGGCTTTGCTGAGGTCGGCCACGATCTGACCGAGTCCCCAAAGCACGCGGAGTCTGAATGCTTCCATGTCTTCAGTCTCCCTGGATTGCGCTGCGACGGTAAAGCTGCAGCGCAATCACGGAACTTCGTTGAGACAGCCGCAAAGGCAGAAGTAAAGGGTACCTCTGAGCTTTTCGGCGGGCCCGGTTTTAAGAATGTCGCCGCATCGGGCGCAGGCCCAGAGCGGCCCGGTCGTGTCAGATCCGAGGGTGGGCCAGAAAACCATATGGACCCGCCTGCCGTCCCGTTTGGGCACGGGCTTCATGCTCGTGATCTCCATCGCCAGTTTCTACCGCTGCCGTCCGCTGCGGTAAAGCTGCGGCGCCGCACGCCTACCTTAATGAGCATGGAGTAAATCGAGATGACGTACTCCGTGGCACAAGCACGTCGTTATGGCAACGCCAGAGGACACGTACCTGGAGAAGCTTCAGGCCGCGTTCCGGCGCATGTATGGCGTTGGATCGTGATCGCGCTCGACCTCGCTGCCTGGGCCGCTGTGATCAATGGGATTGAACGGCTCTTCAGCCTGTGGGTGCGTCCATGAGTTCCCCGCGCGACTCAACCCCCTCATCGTGTGTCGCGCTCTCGGCGGCCGGTTGTGAGCCGGCCGTCATTTCTGACGAGCAACGCGAACAACTGATCGAGCATTGGCGCGCGATAGTGGAGATCGACCCTGATAGCGACGTGAAGAATGTCGCCGCGCTCCGCATGGCTGCGCTCATCCGCGAGCGTTCGCCGGCCCAGGTCCGCCGCATGGAGGAGGCCCGTGGGCTGCGATGAGCGATGGATACACACCCGTCTTCGGGAGCGTGTTCACCGGCACGCTTCACGGTCGCTGGCCAGACACCGGGCTCTGGTTATGTCTGCTCGCGATGTCGAACAAGCATGGTGAGGTGGACTGCACGCCGCAGTACATCGCCAGCGCCACGGGGCTCGAGGTGTCTGAGGTGACTGCCTGCATTGAGCGCTTCATGCAGCCTGATCCCTATAGCCGCAGCCGTGGAGAGGAGGGGCGACGCCTCATTCCGCTGGATCCGAACCGGCCCTGGGGCTGGAAGATCGTCAATCATTCGCTTTATCGGGACCGTGCGCGGAAGCAGTTCCATAACCAGAAGGCTGTCGAGTCTGGAGCGAATGCCCAGCGCATGCAGACCAGACGCGACCAGATGCGACCAGCCGAAACCGGCGAGACCGGTCAAGACCCGCTCTCAGACGCAGACACAAACACAAAGAAAGAACAGCCTCGCAAAGGCTCGGCCGACACACGTCGTGGCTCTCGAGTAACCATCCCGTTCGCGATCTCCGAGGAGATGCGAGCGTGGGGAAAATCCGAAACCCCGGACATCGACTTGGACAAGGCAACGACCGAGTTCGTCGATTACTGGCGCGCAGTGCCAGGGCAGAAGGGCTGCAAACTCGATTGGGTCGCAACGTGGCGGAACCGGATGCGCGAGGTTCAGGCCCGCGCGAAACCGCGGGGAAAACCAGAGGAGCCACGCCGTGGGCTACCCGTCCTCAACGTGTAGCTGGTTCGATCTCGGCCGCCTCCGCAAGCGGGGGCAGGTGCCTGTGGGGGCGGTGATCGTGACGGATCACTGCATCCAGCGACGCAACCTCGAGGCCTCGGGCGCCTTCGCGTTGCCGCTGCCCCAGGCGGGGGATGGCTACCTCGTCGCGGGGCTGGACGTGCTGTTGCTCGCCGACGAGGGCAGTGCGCCGGCGATCGATGCGGCGCAGATCATCGCCGGCAGCAATCCGCGGCGATTCGTGGCGTGCTGGCGCGGCCGCGGGCCGGAAGTGGTGATCGCATGAACGTGCAGGCGAAGCAAACCCTGTCGTTCACGCGGGACGACCATGACTGGCTTCTGGAGCTCGGTCGCCAGGCTGGGGACTCGCGGATCATCAGCGCACGGCATGAGGTCGCGCAAAAGCTGATCCAGCAGTTCCGGCCTCCGCTGTCGGATGGCCTCTCGCTGCCGTGGGCCGGCGTGAACGACTACGTGCGTTTCATGCCGGGCAAGGTGTCGATCTGGTCGGGCCCGACATTCAGCGGCAAGACTGCGTTCCTGCGTCACCTGATGCTTCATGCACTCGGCAACCGCCACAAGGTGCTGTTCGTCTCGCTCGAGGAGGAGCCGGACGACGTGTGGCGCGAGTTCATGTGCATGGCCGCGAACAGCCGCTCGCCGACGAAGGAGCAGCGGGAATGGTGTCTGGATACCTGGGACGAGCGGCTCTACGTGTTCGACTCGACCGAGATGATTGAGCCAACGCTGCTCATGGGCATCATCCGGTTCGCCGCCGATCGCTTCGGACTCACGCACGTGGTCATTGATTCGCTGATGCGGCTCGCACTCAAGACCGACGACTATGAGGGCCAGCGGGAGCTTGGAAACATGCTGGGCCGGCTCGCGCGCGTATCTCGGGCGCATATCCATCTCGTCGCACACCCGCGCAAGACGGCCAATTCTCGGGCGGCCATGGATCTGTACGACATCCGCGGCGCGCAGGACATCGTGGCCCAAGCGGATCTGGTCGTGACCTTGGAGCGCAAGCACGACAAGGAGCACGACTCTGAGCTCACCGTCTGGAAGCAGCGAGGCGATGTGAATTGGATCGGCACGATCCCGCTGTTCTACGAGAAGAACTCGCGGCAGCTCATGCTCCATCGGCACGACGAGCCCACCCGCTATTTGCCCGAGGAAGCCTACCGATGAGTCGCCGCGATTACGCGCGTGAATACTACCGTCGCAATGCCCACCGGCGCCGTGCGCAGAAAATCGAGAGTTTGCGGCGGCTCGGGAAAGCGCACCGGTACTCGCTAGAGCTGCAGCGGGAGGCGATGTGAAGGACTTTCCGACCCGTTACAGCAAGCGTCGCCTGGTGGAGCTCGTGGCCGTCTGCATGGATCACCGCGGCCGCGCTGGATTGAAGCTCGCCGCGACCATTTCGACCTCGCGAGGTTTGGAGCGTGAACTGTTCGACTGCGGACCCACACCCGAAGGGCTCGCCAACGGACTCCGAGAGATCGCCGGATGGATCGAGAATCGAACTGACGATCTTCGAGCCGACGCCCAGCGTGAACAGGCTGCACGGCTATCACTGGAGCCGAAAGCGGAAGGAGCGGCAGCGCTGGGGATGGTTGGTGAAGCAGGCGCGCCTCGCAGCCAAGATCTACCCTTCGGCGCCTTCGAACCGCGTGAGACTGACCATCCGCCGCTTCGGCCCTCGGATGCTCGACCATGACAACTTTGTCGCGGGCACGAAATTCCTCCAGGACGCCATTGTCGCGGAGGGCTTCGTCATCGACGACAAGCCCGCGCATCTCGAGCCGGTTTATTCGCAACACGTGGGCAAGCCCCACCGCACTGAAATTCGAATCGAGGAGATACTGTGACGAACCCAACCCAGATCAACTGGATCGACCCCACGCAGAACGTGGACGGCTCTGCGATCGCCTCCGGTGAGATCGTGAGCTACGAAGTAGGGGTGCGGGACACGAGCGCATCCGGCTCTGCTGCCGGGAGCTATCCCTTCGGTGCCAAGGCGCCCGCCACCGCTGTTTCCGAGCTCATCAGCGCCATCCCTAACCTCCCGACCGGAAAGCCGCTGGCAGTTGCCGTGAGGGCGGTGACCGGCGTCAATGACGGCTCGGGTAACCCGATCACATCAGCCTGGAGCGACGAGGCGACGTTCACGATAGCCCCGCCGCCACCGGTGCCCAACCGCCCTACTGGTGTCTCGGTGGCCTGATCTGCAGGTTCAGCAGATGGTTTCCGGGACTCAAACTGACGTGCGGCTGCCCCTGAGCCGCATCCCGCTTCGAGGCGGCAGCAACCATCTGCGCCGCTGGCTGGCTCGAGAGCGGGCCAAGGCCATGCAGCCGCGCTACGTCGCAACCATGGTCATCGAGACCACGTTCCTGTCACGGCTGTACGTCATCGGGGGGACGCGGGTTTGATCGCCGACCTGGATACCGTCATGGCCGTGGAGCACGAGGTGCGAGCTCGAGGATCGTTCCTGCTGATCGGCTTGGATGGCGGGTTGCACATCGTGCCCAAACGCTCGCGCATCCCGCGTGAGCTGCGCTTGAAAGTGTGGCGATACCGAAGTGATTTGTTGAGTCTTTTGAGGCGTTTGAGCAACTAGGGGAGTAGAATGGAGAAGTTGAAAGCCGACACGTCGAAGAAATCCTGTCTCAACTGCGAGTACGCCGGTGCGCAATTGAACCTAGGCACCAAGACCATCGATCACGTCTGCCGCCGCCGGCCCGGCACCGCCGTCGCCGCCTTCGTGCCCGGTCAGATGGGCCTCGAGGTGAAAGTCGCCACCGCTTGGCCGCCCGTTACTCCGAACGACTGGTGCGGCGAGTTCCAGCGGAAGATGGACTCGTGAACATCGAGCGCATCCCATTCGATCCTGAGGAACTGCGTGTGCTCGCTGATCTGACCGTTGAGCTCACCAGGCTCCGACAGAACGAGTGCCCACAACTCTTGGTTGAGAGTGTCGGCCCCGAGATCTGGGGAAAGCTCCTCCACGCCACGTATCCGCCGCCGGCGATCTTCCTCGACTCCGAGATCGGCCATGCCGTCAAAGCACAACCAAGCCCTACCGCCTGAGCAGACTCGCGAACTCAGAGCGCGCATTGCTCGGCTGTACGCACGTGCGCCTCACGGCCTCAAGGGAGCCATAGCAGAGGCGCTGGGATACTCCGGTAGGTGGAAGCGTCATAGCCTCAGAGGCCTCGGCAAAGGCCGCAGCCTGCTCTTCAGAGCCCAATCCAATCGCATTCGCAGCATTCTCGACAGGATGGGGGACGACCCGATCAGAGTGGCTCGCCTCAGCCGTCGGTTCCGCGCGTTCGATCGCACGAACGTTTGACGCACTGCGACACGACACAAGTGACGGTGCGGCGCAGCATCTAGACCGAGTCTCGAATCCGGCGCGAGCACGCACAGGGGTAGGTCGACTTAACACACTGTGCGTTATGCGAAGTTCGATGCTCAGTGGAATCAATGACTTACGCTCACCCTGGTACTGGGGCGCATAACCGCTGGAACCGATGGGTCCAACGGGGGTAACCCAGGCGAGGCGAGCCCGTGCACTGCAGTACCCGCGACACGGCACGACATAACGCGAGTCAGGTGCGGCAGTGCCGCGTGACATAACGCACCCCGGGAGGTCCCTGACGAGACCCAGGGCTCGGCCGGCGATTGGGCGCGGCGATAGTGATGCTTGGGCCCACCCCGCGTTTGGCCCCAGGGGAAAAATTGCGTGATGTTCCGGTCTGCGAGACAGAATGTTTCACGTGGAACGTATTTCGCGCAAGATTCTGTCTGCTACCACCGAGTGGATAGACAGGAATGCGTCGTTTGAGGCGTGTGGAGGGTCTGAAGCTGGAGTGCACGCACCCGGATCACGTGGGGCCGAGGATGCTGCCGCGGGGGTGGTTTGAGAGTCGTGGGGGTGGGAAGCACAGTCACTGCCGGGTATGTCGGCGGTCGGTGAAGGTGGGTGCGCGGGCGAGGAGGCGGGAGCGGATGGAGGGGCCTGGGGTGAGTCAGGCGTATCTGCAGGGGTTATGGGTGAAGCAGGGTGGGCGGTGTGCGATCTGCGGGGGGTCGATGGTGGAGTGGGAGGTCGACCATGTGATTCCGCTGGCTCGAGGGGGGAGGCATGAGGAGTCGAACGTGCAATTGGCGCATCCGAAGTGCAACCGGAGGAAGGGGTCGAAGTTGTCTTGATGCGCTGCAACATGAGGCGCACACTTCGCGCCGGAGGTATTTATGCCTGAACAGGTGATTGAAGGTTCCGATCCGGCGTTGTTGGCCGAGAGTCATGTTCTGGTGGAGTCCGAGGGGCTGCGCGAGGAGCAGGTGCGGCTGTCGATCCGGAACGAGCATGTTGTGATGGGTCGGGGGCTGGCGTGGGAGTTGATGTTGAAGCTCGGGCACGCCATCGGGGCGCAGATCGAGCGCGTCGCTCCGACAGAACCTTCGGAGCCGGCTGCGGAGTCAGCGCCGCTCGAGGCGTGAGCCTGCAATACGAGTTGCGGGCGCTGCTGGTTGGATGTCCCGGGCTCCTCTCGCGATCGAACCAGGCGCTGGCTGAACGAGAGCACGAAGGGCGGGTGTTCCAGACCCACGGTCTGAATGCGCGAGACTTCTCCCTACTGACTCCCGCCTGGTGCAAGCGATACGTGAATGCTCGGCGCCACGTCGAGCGCTCGCTCGCTCAGTCAGTCTGGGAAGTCGCCGCGAACCTGCGCGAGCAGGGAGTCATCCTGGAACCGTCGCGAATCGCTCTGCCGCCCGTGTCGTGAAATTCGACCTCGACCACTTCCAAGGCTTTCTCAACTCCCTGAAGGTGGCGACCAAGGAGCGGGGGGTTATCTCCTTGGGTCAGAGCATGCTGGGCACCCAGAAGCTTCTGATGCGGGAGATCGTGAAGGGGCTCGAGGATGGGGTGCACGAGTTCGTCACCCTGAAGGCCCGCCAGCTCGGCATCTCAACATTCTCACTGGCCTTCGATCTGTACTACCCGTTCCGCTACAGCCAGATCGACTGCGCCCTGATTGTCCACGACGAGCCGGCCCGGGATCAGTTCCGGGAGACGCTGCGCATGTACCGGCTGTCGCTGCCAGACAAGTGGCGCCGGGATGCGGAAGCCTCCAACCGCAACCAGATGGTCTTCGAGAACGGTTCGAAGATTCAGCTAAAAATTGCGGGCCTTCGCCAGAAGTCGGCGAAGTCTCTCGGCCGCTCTTCCGCGCTCACGGTGGCGCACGCCACGGAAGTGGCGTTTTGGGGTGATGCGGCCCAGATCAACTCCCTGAAATCCTCCTTCGCCAAGACCAACCCTCGGCGGTTCTATCACTGGGAGTCGACCGCCAACGGCTTCAATCACTGGGAGCGACTCTGGCGGGAGGCGAAGGGTTCGGTCAGCAAGCGCGCGATCTTCATCGGCTGGTGGGCCAACGAGCTCTACCGGTGCGAGAAGGGATCCGAGCTGTTCAAAAAATACTGGGGCCGGTCTGGGAAGGCGACATCCGAAGAGCGCGACAAGATGCGACTCGTGAAAGATTACTACGACGTCGACATCGAGCCGGAACAGTTGGCGTGGTATCGCTACATGGAGAACGAAGAGATCACGGACGAGGATGCGATCAAGGAGGAATTCCCGTGGGACGAGGATGAAGCGTTCGTCTCCACCGGTTCCGACTTCTTCACTGCGCAGTCCCTGACCGATGCCCACAAGCGCATCGTCAAAGAGCAACTCCCGATCCCCTACCGGATCCACTTCGGCCGCGAGTTCACCGACACAACCCTGGTGGAGTGCCGCGGAGCGGGCGGCGCGCCGAATTCCCGCAACGCCACGCTTCGAATCTGGGAGGAGCCGCAGGCTACCCGCAACGGCCAGGCCACGAGGCACGGCACGTACTACGTCCTGGGCGCCGACCCCGCGCACGGATCTTCACCGGAAGCCAACGCCTACGCGCTCGCGCTCTATCGCTGCTGGGGCAACCGAATGGACCAGGTGGCCGAGTTCTACCAGGTCACGATGTCCACCCACCAGTTCGCCTGGGTGATCATGTACCTCGCCGGCGCGTACGAGCCGTGCCTGGTGAACGTCGAGATCAATGGCCCGGGTCAGTCGGTGCTCGCCGAGCTCCAGCGTCTGAAGACTTCCGCGCGCCTCCCGCGGGGTGGGGAATTCCAGGCGAATGTGCTCAAGGACGTCACCCGGGCGATGAGCCAGTACATGTGGCGCAAGATTGATTCGATGGCGGCTATCCCCCAGGCCATGCACACGCAGTCGAACTACCAGATGAAGGAGCGCATGCTGAACTCCTTCAAGGATTACTTCGAGCGTCAGGTGATCCTGCCTCACTCCCCGCGGCTCATCGAGGAGATGAAAAACATCCAGCGCCGGGATGGCCAGCAGCCGGCCGCCGGGAACGAAGACATCGGTGATGACCTGGTGATGGCGCACGCGCTCGCCACCGTCGCCTGGCACGATCAGTTGATGGTGCGGCTCACCGCTCAGGGGGTCATCTGGACCGAAGAGAAGCCGGTGCAGGTCGAGCAGCAGGAGACAGTCTTGAGCCGGATGGTCGGCGGATATCTCGCCCAGATCGGCATGAACCGGCGGCAGGAGATGGAGAAGCGGACGGTGAGTATCGGTGGACGTTCGGTTGCAGACGTTCGCCGTGAGCAGTTGAAAAAACAGGCGTCGTAGAGCGACACTGCACAACAAGGCCACTAGTCGCGCGGCACTCAGCCGCGAGGGTTACTAGTGGCTGTTCTCCATGACTACGTTTGCGAGGCTCACGGCGAATTCGAGTCGTTTGAGCCCGTCTGCCCGTCCGGCTGCAAGGGCCGGTTTGTCAAGCTCGTCTTTCTCCAGGCTCCGGCCTATCACGACGGCCGCTCTGCTCATCGGGACCGCACGCTCCAGGGGCTCGCCGACTCGGTCGGGTTGACCAACCTCAAGTTGGACAAGTACGACGCTGAGAACGGTCGCTCGGTGATGGACAACCTCCGGAAACCGACGAAACCGGAGGACCTGCGCCCCTTCGCAGTAGAGGTCCCGCATGCTCCGGCCGGCTGGTCTCAACGTGGCGAAAAACCCCTCACCGTCAACCCCACCTCGATGTTCGGGGTTCAGGGAGACAACGTTGGGAAGCGTTTGACGGATGCTGGCGTCCCCTTCGCTGGACCTACGATCGAAGCCTCCAAGGCTGCAAAGCTCTACACCCCGGACCCCAATCCCAGACAGACGAGGGGCGAGGCGTGAAGATCCCTTCCGGCAAAACGGAGCCCGCCGAGCGGTACGGATTCTTCCGCGACATCCTGACCAAATGCCACTTCACCCGCGCCGACCGCCGCGCCCGCTACAATCTCCTGCGCTCGTTCTACCTCTTCGGAGCAGGTCCCGACACGTTGGGCCAGGGCGCCTACAACAAGATCTACCCGCACATCGATCAGCTCGCCTCATTCATGTACTCAGGCGACACCACGCGTTTCAATATCGAATTGGATCCGTGCGTGAGTACGGATGCGACGGTGGGCGAGACGCGCAAGATTCCGCCGATGAACCGCCTCCTGGCGAAGGCGTGGAATGAAAGCAACTCCGACATCATCTTCGGCTACGTCACCCGGTGGGCATTTTGTTTTGGGTCGATGTTCATCAAACCCCGGTGGAAGAAAGGCATTGACCCGGGCGTGGTGGATCCTCACAACTTCGCGGTCTTGCGCGAGGACATCCCGCAACTGTCGCGCCAGGAAGCCTTCGTCCACACCTATCTCATCACGAAATCTCAACTAGCGAACGAGCTAGAGTCGGCGAATCACAAGAACCGTGCTGCGATCCTCGAGCGCGTTGTCGGGAGCCCGCGAAGCAACACCCCCTCTACCGCGGGCCCCTTCGATCGCATCATTGTCTCCGCCGTCCAACCGAATGTCGTCGGCTCCCTGGTCGGGGGTGTCTGGTCCCTCACCCAGGACACCTACACCCCGAGGGTCGCCGAACCTCTGGTGGAGATGAACGAGCTCTACATCTACGACGATGAGATCGGCGACTACACGGTGGTGACGCTGGCCGAATCCGAAAACGTGATCTGGGATCGTCCGATTGACCGGATGTTCCTTAAGAATATGCCGCCCTTCGTCCAGGTCTGTCCCAACCCCCGATATGACTACTTCTGGGGCGACAGTGAGGTCGAGAAGCTCGTTCCTCTCCAGACACTTCGAAATCGGAGAATGCAGCAGATCCAGCACATGATGGATCTGCAGGCAGCCCCTCCGAAAGCCGCTTCCGGCTTTCCCGGTGCAGTCGATGAGATGGCGCTTGCTTTGGATTCCGAGAACGGACTCGTGCAGTCGGACATGCCCGGCGCCAAGATCGACACGGTCAAGACCGACATGCCGGATGATCTCTTCCGGGAAGTTCGGGAGATCGATGCGATGTTCGATGAGGTCTCAGGGCTCACGAACGTGAATCAGGGGCGCGGAGAGGTCGGGGTCCGCTCTCAGGGTCACGCCGCGCAGCTCTCGAAGCTCGGTTCCTCTCGAGCCAAGAACAGAGCGCTGGCGATCGAGGATGCTCTTGAGATGACCGCGACGATGTACGTGCGGATGCTCCAGCGTTACAGCGACACGAAATTGCGTGCAGAAGGCGACGGAGGAGAGGTGTTCATTCCGGCGCAGTTCACGAAAGATTTTATCGCCAAGGTCGATGCGCACTCCAATTCGCCGATCTTCATGGAGAACCTGCAGGATATCGCCATGGCGTTGTTTGATCGCAAGGCGATCGACCGCGAGGAGTTGATTGACTTGTTGGATCCGCCGATGAAGGACTTGATCAAACAGAAACTCAAGTCTAAGATCGAACCGGCTGAAGCGAGGGCGGCTGAAGAGGAGAAACGCCTCAAGCTTGCCCAGCACAGAAAGTCAGCGTGAGGTCTACATGTCACGGCGAGGATCCCGGCGGCGAGTTCGCCGGTAATCGAATTGCTCTCCCAGGGCCACATGGGGCAGCGATACCGCAGCGGGGCAACCCGACGTAGCGATCGTTCAACCATCAACCTTGAAGGAGGGTGCATCATGGCTCGCAAGCGTCGCAGCAAGCGCGGTCGTCGGAAGTAATCCCGACCGCTTCAAACCAACCACTCAGGGCGGTGACCGAAAGGCGCCGCCCTTTGTGTTTTCCGTCTTGACAATTTCTATTCCGGGAGTAACGTCGCGCGCTATGCGGCAGTGCACCAATTACTCGCGCGCGATCTAATGGCGGCTTCCCCGCAAGACGTCGCGGCTTCTCTCGGGGCTCCGAAACCCCCGATGCCGCAGGGTCCGTCACCGGTGGATGGAGCACCGGGGGCTGCGCCGATGCTCACGCCGCAACAGCCGGTCGGCGAGCAGGCCGCGGCGAAAGTGCAGATCCTGACTGCGCAGAAAGTGCTCGTGCAGGCGATGCAGGCCTTCGACCCCGGCTCATCCGAGTTCAAAGGACTGATGTCCGCCATCAAAGCGCTCACCGGAGCCTTCGGCAAGGACGAAGAGAAGCAGGAAGAGCTGCAGCCGGCCGACGTGAAGAACCTCCTTCAAACCATCGCGGGCCCCGGTCAGGGTGGCCCGCCTCCTGGTGGACCCCCCGGGGGGCCGCCCGCACCGCCCGGACCCCCGGGTTAGGAATCGACCATGCCAGGCAATCGACTGTTCACCCCGTCTGACTCCCTCTCGCCGCGTGATCCGCAGCTCAATGTGAAGGATCAGGGAATGTTCGTGAATCCCCCGACGTACGCGGAGGTGGGCGGTCTGACCTCGGGCTCCGCGACCGGCATCTACAAGAACGGCGCGCGGATCCGCCGGCCCCAGGGGACGCAGTCCTCGGTGCCCTTCAATAACAAGGGGGCCTGACCGTGAGCCTCGAGAACCTCACGCCGGACGAATTGGCGTTTCTGAACATCGGGAAGCTCCTGATGCAGAACCAGGAGGTTTCCCGCGAGGCCAAGCGCCTTCTGAAGAAGGCGAAGCCGGATGTCTCGCTGCCGGACATCGAGTTGGAAGACCGCCTCGCCGCGCGCGAGGCCGAGATCACGAGAAAGCAGACCGAGTTCGAGGAGCGTCTGAACAAGGACGCGCTCGAGCGCAAGATCGAAGCGCAACGTCAGTCGATTCGCGATCAAGGAATCGATGTGACCGCGCTCGAAGCCTTCATGAAGGAGCACGAGATCTACTCCTACGAGAAGGCCGCCAAGATTTTCTCCCAGGTTAATCGCCCCGCCGATCCCACCCCCTCGTCACTCATGACGGAGGTAAAGGGGATGCAGGGTGATGATGCGAAGAAGCTGTGGGGCAACCCAACTGAGTGGGCGCGCCAGACAGCGAAGCAGGCTCTAGATGAGTTGCGCGGACACCGCGCAGCGTAGGTTTTGACTGTTCGATAAGGCCACTGGCAAGCGGGACGCCAAGTCCCGAGAGCTGAGTGTTGCCTTATGCCCGTTTACAACTCCGGTATTGTGCCCGCGCAGGGTGCCGTCACGGCCGAACTCACCGCGGTCACACGTCGCGCGTTCATCCCGAAGATGTACGTGCAGATTTACAACACATGCCCACTACTCGCCGCCCTGTTCGCCAACTCCCAGACCGCATACGGCGGTGTTTCATCGGTCACGGTGCCGGTGCAGGGTCAGTCGTACGTCAACACCTCGGCGACCGACTACTCGGGCACCTTCGCCCAGCCCGCGCAGCAGCAGGGAGCGTTCCCGGCCGAGTTCAATCTGAAAGCGACCATCACGCCGGTGCCGTTCTACGGCATGGAGGCGGCGCTGCAGTTGGATCACGCAGTGATTCCTCTGATCGAGGCGCGCATGAACGACACCACGTCGTCCCAGCGCGACTTCATGGCGCAGTCGCTGTACAACAACACCACGAACAACCTGCAGATGATCGGTTTGCCGGGCGCGATCGACGACGGTACGAACCTCGCCACCTACGGCAACATCAACCGGTCGGCGAATACCTGGTGGCAGTCCAAGCGATACGCCGCAGGTTCTGTGGCCCCGACTCGCAAGCTCGTGTTCCAGTACTCGGTGGGCGTGAACAAGAACGGCGCCGAGATGCCCACCTTCGGAGTGATGGGTTTCGGGACGTTCGCGAACCTCGCGAACGACTACATCGGACAGGAGTCCTACCAGATCCAACCGGGGCACGGATTCGACTCGGATGCGGACCGGCCGCGCGCCGCGTTCCGCGCGCTCGATGTGGGCGGGATCCCGATCTACGGCGATCCCTACTGCCCGGAAGGCACGCTGTACCTCATCAACTCGAACTACATCAACCTGTACGTTCACGACATGGCCTCCTTCGCCTTCACGGGCTTCGAAAGCCTGCTCTCGAACTACCAGCTCGGCTACATCGGCGCGGTGCTCACGCTTTCCGAGCTCGTGAACGTGAAGCCGCGTGCGCATGGTGTGGTGACCGGGTTCACCTCGCTCTCCATCTGAGGACTTGAACGATGTCTCTGCTGCGACTTCCGATCACCGGCCTCGACATGGAGGCCGAGCAAACGATCACCCAGTTCGTGATCCCAGCGGGTGCGGGCGCGACCTACTCGGCGTCCAACAACATCGCGACGATCACCTTCAACGCCGCGCACGGCCTCACGCTGTCGCCGTCCGCCGGTGTCCCGCCGAACTACTTCATCACCTTCGGTGGGTCCACGTCTGGCCAAACGGGTACCGGGGTTCTGGTCGGAAACATCTTCCGCATCCTCTCGATCCCCTCGACCACCGCCATCACGATCTATTGCACGATCACGGCACTCACGGTGACGTCGCTCACTGGTATCCCGGTGTTCTTCCCGGAACTGCAGATCGGCAACCAGTCCGCCTTCTTGAACGGCCCGGTGCAGACGCCGGCCACCGCCGGCACCTACTCGCCGCCGATTCCGAAGGGGTGCACGATCAACTGCAACCTGGGTGCGAATTGCGCGGTCCGATACAACCCGGACAACACCGCCATCATCCTGGATGCCCAGAGCACGGCGGCGCTGCCGGGCGGCACGACGCCCGCGGTGGCGCCGACCTGGCGCGACCTCATCCCGGCCAGCAGTTCCGGCCAAGCGACGCTGTTCCCCCCGGGAATGGGCATCTGGGCGAACGGGACCACGGCCACTTCGCGCTTCAGCCAGATCCAGTAAAGGTGACCCATGGCCACAGACGGACTCATGACGGGCGGTGCGGGCGGCGGTTACGTCTTCGACCCCTCGCAGTACATCCGCATCACCAACACGGATGACGGACTGTGCGGGGCGATTCGTAGTGACTGCGACCCGCAAGCCGTAGCGAAGGGGCACGGCCAGCTCGTCCCGCCCGATGTCGCGCGCTGGAAGGGGAAGCCCGCCATCGTCGGCAAGTTCGCCGGGAAGTGGTACGTCTTCCCAAAGGATCAGCCCGTTGACGTCCACGTGGATGTCGCGCGGCACATCTTCGGCCTGGGCGTCGAGGACAAGTCCGCCGCTCTCCAGCGGCTGGGCTGGATGCGCACGTCCGAGCAGATGGACGAAGCGCTCGAGAGACTCCGCAAGATCAAGTTCGATGACCTGCCGCAGATGATGGCAGTCCCGGAATCGTCGCACGCGAGTGGCCTCGTGAAAGGCGATAACGCTGAGGGGGGCGCCACGCCCCCCGAGGCGGTTACCGAGGCGGTGCGCAAGGGTCTGAAGCGGTGAGTCCTTGGGTGCCCTCAGTACCTATCTCACCCAGGTCAGACGACTGGTCCACGACCCCAACGGGAATTTCTGGACCGATCAGGAACTGACCGATTACATCAACGAGGCACGCAATCGCCTCGCGCAGGACACCAAGTGCCTGCGCCAGTTGGTGACCAACGCCGCCACCGGCATCGCACTCACTGCGGGCACTGAGTCCTACAACCCGGTGACGTTTCTCCCCACCTTGGGCCCCCTGGTGATCGACATCATGGGCATCACGGTCTACTGGGGAAACACCCGGCAGAAGCTCCAGTACTTTTCGTTCACCGAATTCGACACGCAGTATCGGTACTGGAACATGCTGCAATCCATCCCGGCCGCCTACACGCGGATGTCCCCCATCCAGTTCTTGATTGGACCTGTTCCGGATCAGAACTATGCCGTGGATGTCGAGGTGTCGGTGAACCCGACCGCACTGGTCACGGATTCAACAGTAGATCAGATCCCGGTGGCCTTCCAGGAGCCGGTGCAGTACTGGGCTGCCTACAAAGCGAAGTTCAAAGAGCAATCCCTGGGTGAGTGCGCGATCTTCGAGACTCAGTACAAGAAGATCCTCTTGATGTGCGCTCGTGGGTACATGACGCGAATCATCCAGAACCCGTACCGATGACTCAACCTCCCGCCACCGATCAGAGAGAGGAGCCGCGCCGGACGAAGATCTTCCGCCAGTGGAAGGGAGTGTATACCCGCTCGGATCGCACGGCGATGCCGGAGGACCGGTTCTACAACCTGGAAAACATCGTTCCGATTGGAGATGCGAATCTCCGTACCATCCCGAATATCTCAGCGGCGCTGCTCGACTACACGGCGACTCCTCCCTACTGGTCGCAGTACGCAAACATCAACGGAACGGATTACCTGTTCGTTTTCGCGACCGGCGGTCAGGTGTTTGCGTTCAACATAGGAGCCGGAACATCTGCGCAGATAAACGTCGGAAACCTTCTGTCTGGCGCCGGATCCCGGATGACGCAGTGGAAGAACTCCATTGCGCTCTTCATCGACGCGAACGGCTACTACTCGTGGGATGGGACAACGTTCACAAAGATAACAGGAGCCGGAGTTCCATCAGCCGGAACTGATATCGCGGTCTACCAGGGGAGAGTATGGATCGTCAACGGTCGTCTTCTGACATTCTCCGGGGCAGATGACTATACCGCTTCGTCGTTCTTGGCAGCCAACGGCGCCGGCTCTGTCAATCTTACCGACTCCACTCTGCGGTCCACCGTGACGCGCCTGTGGGCGCAGAACGATTACCTGTACATCATCGGGGCGTCTTCGGTGAATGTCATCGCGGACCTCTATGTCCCGTCTGGAGCATCGCCCCCAACTCCGGTCTTCACTAACACGAATCTCCAGGCACTGATCGGAAGTGACCAGCCGGCGAGTGTGTTCACATTCAACCGGCTGCTCTTCTTCGCAAGCAGAATGGGGGTCTACGCCCTGTGGGGCGTTTCCGCGCAGAGGCTCTCGACTGACATCGATGGCACTTGGCAGTACATCGATTTCTCCCAGGCGATCTCTGGCGGTGCGGTAGTCGTTCAAAACATCCTGCACGCTGCCTTCCTCATCAAACGACTGAATGACCCCACTTTCGGGTCAAATACAGTCGTCGCGATGTGGTTTACGAATGAGGACGGATCGGATTCTCGTTGGTGGTTCACGAACTACGGAAATCTTACCTTCATTGCTCCGGCGATAAAAAACAACACGCCGGTGATGTACGGTTTCATTGGAAACAAGCTATACCAGCTGTATGCCGATGCGACCACGGGCCCTTCTACCAATGTCATGACCCCGCTATGGGGGATGGAAGATAGCCTTTCCGATAAGCAGGTCATCCGCGCAGGGTTTGAGGCAATCCTGTCTGTTGCGCCGACGACGTTCTCGTTGACGGTGGATACTCCGGGCGCGAGTTATCTGGTTCCCCAGAACGGGGTTATCATCGGTCCGTTCTTCTGGTTCAGTTCCGTGAATATTCGCGGACTGTGGCAGAACCAGGCCGGTGTGCAGGGGAGTTGGTTTACTAGCAAGTACTTTCTGTACGACGGCGATGCTTCCTCTGGTTCAGGATATTCCAAGTACGTGGGGCTCCAGATTTCATCGACAGGTTCTCAATACCAGTTGAGCACCATGTACATGGATTACAAACTGCGGGCGAGGTGGTAGGTCATGCTGGAAGCGCTCGAACACAATCCAAGCCAGCACAATTACATGGCCTGGCAGGATCGTCACAGTCGTCTGCACAAGAGAATAGACCAGGCAATTGCCGGGTTGCCACTCACGCAACAGCAGTTGTTCAAGATCATCAGCACCGGAGTTGCATGGTTCGGACAGAGTGCGACGGCTCCCGCCACGGGAAACAACGGAACGATCGCGACCACCACCAGCGTTTCCAGGGTGTCTCCGGCCGCTGCCGTCACCGGGGTTATTCTCCAGGCCGGTACGCATCCTGGCCAGGTGTGTTTTGTGATCAATGAGGCGAACGCAGCGAATACGATCACCTTCGCGGCGGCCGGAACCAGTAACGTCGCCGATGGTGTCAGCGCGGTAATCGCCGGCCTGCGGCAGATGCAGTTTACATGGGATGCCTCGACCAATCTCTGGTATCACTGATATGACGTATCAAGTCAACGATCCGTACCTCTCCGGAAACAGCCCGCCGAACATCAATGTGGGGTCGACGGACCTGTCTTCGGTTTCGCCCTCCGACATGTTCGGGACTGCCACCACCGGGTACGCACCACCCAACGTTGACATCACGAACGCGGATTTGGGTACCCTTTCCGGTACCGACATGTTCGGAAGCTCGCCGACGTCCGCTGCTGCGAACTCGACAGCGACGACGCCGGACTGGCTTACTCAGCTGGCCTCGTTGTCATCTGGATCACCGTCGCCCAGCGGATCGGGGAGCTCGACTCTCTCGAGCCTTTGGAACTGGCTGCAGTCGAAGGGCTCGCAGCTCTCTGGTCTCGGACCCTATGCAGCGGTAGCCGGAATAGGCATGAGCCAGGCGAAACAGGCGCAGCAAGACGCGCAGCAGAAGGCGAACACGCTTGCGGCTCTCGGCAGTCCGTATATCAGTGCGGGTCAGGATCTCTTGAAGCAGTTTCAGTCAGGTCAGATCCGGCCGGACCAGCAGGCAGTGGCCACCTTGGCCCAGCAGCAGGGGCAGACGTTGATCGATTCCGGCAGCACGCTGTCAGCAATCGCCCAACAGGCATACCAGGACTATCAGTCCGGAAAGTTGCCAGCCGCAGATGAGCAGCAGCTTCAGAATCAAGTGGCGGCTCAGAAGCAGGAATTGCGTCAGAGGCTATCCCAACAGGGCATCGCCGACTCGTCGATTCTGGCTGGTTACGACCAGCAGGTTGAGAATCAGGCGATGATCACCCGGCAGCAACTGCTGGATGCGCGTTTCGCGACCGGCAACCAGGCATACGACGAATGGCTGAAGTCGACGACCCAGGGTCAGCAATTGAAGCTCCAGGGCGCTCAATTCGCATCCCAGGCCCTGGATACGATGCTCTCGGAGTCCCTCGGACTCGGATCCGAGGGTATGCAGCCGGTGGAAAGCGCCGTGCAGTTGGCGATCCAATCGGATCAGCAGCTGTCTCAGCAGGTTTCCGACCTCCTCGGAAACCTCGCGGCGGCATATGCCTACACAGTGTCCGGCCCGGGTCGCGGCGGCGGAGCGGGCGGAGGAGGAGCTGGTTCCGGAGGTGGCGGCGGCGGGACCATGAGTTCCATCATCGGAAACGCGGGCAAGCTCTACAATCTGTACAACTCCTTCGCAGGCAGTTTTAGCACCGCTGGCGGGGCAGCCGCCGCTGCGGACGCTGCGGTGGACGCTGCGGTAGCTCCCACGATCGCGTCAGACTCTGCGACGATTGCGGCCGGCAATGAGGCGTGGCTGGCCGCGCAGCCGGCCGCAAGCGGAGCTTTGTACGGTGGAGCGGCGGATGCGGCTGCAACCGGAGCGGCAGACGCTGGAGCCGCTGGGGCCGCGGATGCGGCTTCTACGGCGGGACTGAGTTCTACTGCGGGGGCCGTTACGGCCGTGGCGGCTCCCTTGGCCCTTGCGCTATATGCTTCGCAGACGAATCCTGTCGATGCCGGAGCACAGACCAATTCGCAACTTCAGCAGGCAACTCAAAAAATTCTGAGCACGGGAATCAACGCGAATAATGTAGGCGACGCGCAGCAGCTCCTGAGCTCTCTCTGGTCTTGGAGCAATAGCGGCGACGCCTATGCCAAGCGGTGGTACAACCAACTGTCCCAAGCTTGGGATCAGTACACCAACAATGTGATGCAGCAGCGGGCGCTGGCGGCTGGGTTTTCGTCAGTTGATGCGATGAATGCTGCCGCAAATGCGAGTGCCGGTCAGAGATCTGGGCGCGGCGGGGCCACGAAGGGTACGGTGAACGCATGAGCACTCCAGCCGATCAGATCAATCTGCAGGGGATCGATCCGAACCTTGTACAGCAGTTTCAGGGCCAGCAGCAAGCGTTGGCGGGTGACACTCAGGACTATGATGACCTGTCGAAGAAACTGGCTAGTTCATCGGGTCAGGAATTCCCGCAACAGGCTCCTGAGCGGAACATGGGCGTGATGTCAGTCGCGCCGTACCTGATTGGGCTTGCTGCACTGGGTGGCAAGGGCCTCGGCATTCACGCAACCACGATGCTATCAGCGACGAACGGCATGGTGAAAGGGCTGATCCAGGGATCCGAACAGCGCTACAAGGACGAAAAGCAGAAGTATGACGATGCCTATCAGAAGTGGCAGGACAAGTGGACGCAGACTCAGCGCATCTACAACGAGATGCGGCTGGCCTACAAGGGCCGTATCGATGCGGACGTGAAGGCGTTGGAGAGCACGTTCAAGATGATGGGGCTCGGAGAGAAGGTCACGATGGACGACTTCAAGAAGTTCATCCAGACGCAGCAGCTCGCCGACAAGTTCAAAAACACGAACGAGAAGATCACGCACGATCGTAACATCGAGGAGATCCAGAGGCAGAAGGAGCAGCAGAAAACCGGCCAGGGCCTGTCCGACCGCGCGAAGGCGATTGATGCAGAGTTGATCCGAGCCGGGGTGACGATTCCCGGGAGCCGATCTGGAGCTGTGTACTTCTCGCGTCTGAACGCAATCGCTGATCAGTATCCGGACGAGTCCCCGCAACAGATCGTGCAGGACATCAAATCCGGCCAGATCGACATGAAGGTTACCCAGACGGAAGCCACGCAGGCAGCTCGCAAGGAAGCCTCGACCAGTGGAGCGATTCTCGCGTTGAATAAACCTGGCGGGTTGTACGATCAGTTGGATACCGCAGCGAAGAAGGTAAACTTTGGCGACGCAAAGGTCGTGAGTAACTTACGCCTAGCGGCGCAAGGAAAGACAGTTGCGGATCCAGACATTCAGTACTACGTGACCAAGATTCACGACGCGCGTGCCGAACTGCAGTTGATCTTCGCGAAGACTGGTCAGGCGACTGATGCCGTGCGAAAGGCAGCGGAAGAGGCGTTGCCTATCGCAGCCAGTTACGAGGAATTGCAGCAGGCAATGCGTTCTAGCCGCGAGGCAGCGGACGCGGTCAATTCCGGCAATGAAGCGTTCATCCAATCACTGAAGTCTGGCAAGTCGGTGAGTGATGCACTGGCCGAAATGAAACAGAACGCTGGCGCTGCGCAAGCGCAGTCCTTTTCGACGGAGCAGGAGGCTCAAGCGGCTGCTCAGGCGGGCAGGATCAAGCCCGGCGATCGGATCACGGTGGGCGGCGTCTCGGGGACCTGGCAGTAATGCCGTTCGTACCCGACCAGCAGGCAACCACGCCTCCCGCCACGAGCGGGAGCTTCCACCCCGATGTGGACCAGGTGATCAAGGACCAGACGGCGAAGGCAGCAGCGGCTAAACCGCCGGGCCATCACACCTCGCAGGCGATCTCCGGGCTTGCCCTGCCTGCAGATCCGCGCAAGCCCAAAGACGTGGACCTCGAGCAGGCCGGGCGATTGTTGAAGTCGGGCGCGAGGGGGTTCGTGAGTTCGCTCGGTGCTATGACCGGCGATTCGCCCAGGGAGGTCGAGGCGCGCAACAAGAAGCTGGGCTTGGACGAGCCGCAGCCATCAACGGGCGACAAAGCGGCCGAGGTGGTGGGCGGGCTGTTTGCGCCTTCGCCCGGGAAATTCCCCGGGGAAGCGGTGAGCTTCATGGCCGCTCGGGCTGCCGATCAGGCTGCGGGTACTACGTTGGGCCAGCAGACCGGCAGTAAGGCCGTCCAGATGCTCGAGAAGACTCTGGCTCGACTCCCTGGGGGCGGGGCACTGGTTCGATCCGTTCGGAACCAGAATGAGCGTCTTGGACAGACGACCGACGACATTGTGCAGAACCTCTCCGGGGGCGCAGACACCTCGGCGGAGGGCGCAGGCAAGATGCTCAAGGGGCAACTCAAGACAGCCGCCAAACGGATGAAGGAAGAGGCTGCCAGTCACTACGACGAGGTCGAAAAGCTGATTCCGAAGGACACGCCAATCGGGGTCAAGAACACGTTGGAGACTGTTCGGAAACTGACCACGCCCTTGCAGGGAGCCGAGAACGTATCGAAGCCGCTCATCAACAAGGAGATTCAGGCGCTTCGGGAAGGTCTCGAGAAGGATCTTGAGGCCAATCACCTTCAGGCGATGCCGTACGCTACCCTGAAGGAGTTGCGCACCCGAATCGGTCAGATGATCGATTGGGGTCCGTTCTCCACCGATCCGAAAAACGGAGCGCTGAAGCAGGTTTACAACGCGATCACTGCGGATATGAACATCGGCGCGTCATCTGTGAGCAAGGAAGCCGCTGCGGCCGTGCAGAAGGCCACCTCTGCGTATGCGAAGAGCAAGGAGGAGCAGGCGGTTCTGAAGGCCGTTATCAGTAAAGCGGGAGGGCCTGAGAAGGTTTTCAATTCGCTGATGAGCGGGACGAAAGAGGGCGCCACCACGATCAAACAGGTGCTCGGGGCGATCGATGAACCGAGCCGGCAGATTCTAGCCGCGAGCGCGTTGCAGAGAATGGGGCGGGCCACGGCAGGTGCACAAGGAGCGGCCGGCACGGCCTTCAGCGCGGAGTCGTTCCTGACGAACTGGAATCGCATGTCACCAGAGGCACGTCAATCCATGTTTGGAAGTCTCCCGGGTGACTATGCAAAGAGCGTCTCGCGACTAGCGGCGAATATTGAGGGCCTGAAGGCATACAGCAAATTGATGGAGAACCCATCAGGCACCGCCCAGAACGTACTTTGGGGTACAGAGGTTGGTGGCGCTCTCCTGTCCGTGCTTCACGGAGATCCAAAAACCGCAGCGGCAATTGCCGGAACTGCTGCGGGTACTGCGGCACTCTCAACCGCCCTGACCAACCCTGAGACGACGAGGTGGTTGGCTGACCAGACCTCTCGTCTGTTGATGAACTATGCCAAGGGGCAGGCAGGCGAAAATGGGCAATGAGCCTGAACTACTCGACCAGATCATCGAGCAGAACCAACGGCTGATATCACACTTGCAGCCGTGCGATCACTGCGGCCGCACGGATGATAACGAGACCTTGTTCAAGGCGCAGGATAGAATCCTGAAAGCCTTGGCGTTGAAGCGCAAGATCGACCCCAAGAAGCCCGGTAGTGCATTCGGAGGCCACGACGATGACTGACATATCCCCAGAGGTGCTCGCCAAGGTGGCTCAGGCCACTCATTTCGGCCTGAAAGTGTTGGCGGCCAAACTGCTTGCGCTGATCGCCCTCGGAATGACGTTCGGCCTGTTCTGTTACGCGATCTCCGACCACTCCTGGATTGCCTACACGAGCGCGTCGACGTTCGCGGCTCTCATTTTTCTCCCATCGCTGTGGAATGCCCGCAGCAAAGAAGGTTCCAGTGCCTAAGTACACGAAGTTTCTCGGTCCTCTCTCGACCTACCGACGCAAGGTCCCAGGAGAAGGGTCACTTACCGACAAGGCGGTAGGGATGAGCTTTGATTATTCAGAGCAGCGGCCTGTTTTCCCCAAGAAATTGGGCGCCAATTTCGTCGGCGACCGGACCTGCAATGACACTGGCACGGCTGCTCACGCGCGCGTCGGCTCGCTTGCCACTCCGAAGGACAACAAGCTCGGGTAGAATATCCATCGACTAAAGGCCACTGGTCATGCCGGGCACCGAGCCTCGGCTGGGGTTCGACCATGGCCGAAATTATCCTCGACTACTATAACCCGATCATCGGCGGTCCTGAGCAGGCCAGACCGAATCTGGATCTCGCCGCCCTGATCACCCTTTCGGCGGCATCTGCGGGCGTCAATTCGGCAGACCAAGCCAATATAAACGGTCGCGGGATTCAGCTCGGCATCAACATCACAGCGATCACGGGAACGTCTCCGACTTTGACGGTGACCATCCAGGGTAAGGATGGTGCATCTGGTCAGTACTACACGCTTCTGGCAAGTGCCGCTCTGAATGCGACCGGATTCACGCTACTCACGGTGTATCCTGGGGCGCCTACCACGGCCAATGTGTCTGCTTCGCAGGTTTTGCCGCGAACATGGAGAGTGATTACGGCCATTGGCGGAACGGGCCCATCGGTGACCGCGACGGTCGGCGCTTCAGTCATCGTGTGAAGCTAGCGTCATGACTAAGCCGATCAATTCCCCCTCAGCCTTCGCACCCCTCGCGCCGCCCTGGTCGCTGGTCAACCTCGATGCGAACTTTACTGCGATTGCTGCAGCGTTGAACGACCTTGCGACATATGAGAACTATCTCGGGGATACGTCTATTTCGGCCAACGCGGTCACCGTTTCTCCAGCAGCGGGTCTCACGGTCGCTAGCTATAGCGTGGGTCTCTCGGTCACTGTCAAGGTAGCAAACACCAATACTGGATCAACGACGATCAATGTCAATGGGCTTGGCGCCAAGACAGTCACGAATCCAGATGGTTCATTGATGTCCCCTGGGCAGTTGGTAGCAAACGGGATTTACAAGTTTGTTTATGACGGGACGAACTTCCAGTTGATTGATAGCTGGATATCTCCGTTATTGCAGCGCACGGCCGCCGAGATCGCCGCCGGGGTGACGCCGACGAATTATGCGTATCCGCCGGGGGACGTGCGGCGGTATGGCGCTGACCCAACTGGCACGTCTGCCAGTGACACTGCGCTGTCCAATGCGATTGCAGTCTGCGGAACGGCGGGCGGGACCATCCGCGCGCCGGCCGGTACATACAAGTTCGCCTCCGCAATCAACCTAAACCAAAAGACCAGCATCATTATCCAGGGGGATGGAGCGGCAACTGGCGGAGCATCTCCTGCCACCGTGTTCCAGTACACCGGGACGGGATCAGGCGTCTGGATCACGATGAATTCTGCGGTGGGTTGTCAGTTTCGCGGAATTCAATTCGTCCATACGCAGGCGTCCTTCACCGGGACCTACATCCAATGCAACAACGATGGATCCCACGGCGACCCGCATGACTGCGGGTTGTTTGACTGCACGCTTGGCCAGAATGTTGGTACCGGAACGATCCACTTGGACCTCAACAAGTGCATCATCTTCACCGCCGAGCGGTGTGAGTTTTCGTACGGCAATCCTTCGGTCAAGCTCGCCCAGTCGGGCGGCTACTCAAACGTCATCCGTTTTCGAGATTGCACGTGGGCGAGCAATTATGTCGCTCCGGTGCAGAACATTGGTGCTGCCGCGCAGGCAATTCTGTTCGAGGGCTGCACGTTTGAGAATTTGACAAACAACACAGGGGCGGCGGTGCTCTCGGCGGCATCGTCCGCCATATTCGATGGAATCAGCTTCCATGGGTGCTGGTTCGGCGATGTCACTTCCACGAGCGCGTGCTCGTGGATTGACATCTACGGCGCAGGGTTGGTGTTCACGGGAAACTACATTTCTGGCAATCAGACCGGCACGACGGGTATTACGCTCCGGCAGTTCGCGGGATCTAAGATCTTAGGCAATACGCCCGTGTCGCTGCTGAACTTCGTCAACTTCGCAGTCGCCAACTGCCTCAATGCCGAGATCAGCGGGAACCCCGCGAATAACGTCACCAACTTCGTCGCGAACGGAAACAACGTTCCGACCGGAAGTCTGATCTGGTACAGCAACTTCGGGATCAGCAATCCGCCGAGTTCCAACCATGGTGCGTTCGGAAACAACGGTTGTCGGGTCAATGCGGACGGCACGATAGAGCAGTGGGGATCGGCCAGCGTGACGATCGGGACTCCGCTGTCAGTGACCTTCGCGACGAACGGACTGGCTTTCCCCAATGCCTGCTGGCAGGTGGTGTGCGGGTTCGGCACTTTTCCGGGTACCGACACAGTTGGCGCCACGTCCATCAGCGCGACGGGTTTCACGATCTCGACCGGCGGGACTGCGGGCACTGCCACCGTGTACTGGCGAGCGTTGGGGAACTGAAGACACACTGACATGATCTCAACAGAAGAAATGAACGAACACGCCAAGGCCGTCCTGGACACCGCCTCCATTGGGACACTCATTGCCACGATCGCCGGTTGGCTCCCGTCGATCTCGACGCTGTTTACGATCGTGTGGGTAGGCATTCGCATCTGGGAAACCGAGACAGTGCGTCGGTGGACGGGGCGGCTGTGAGCGGCCTGCAGGAGGAATTCGCGCTCTCGGCTGCGCGCCTGATCCAGAAGGCCCAGGAGATGGGCTACAGCGTCACGCTGGGGGAGGCGTGGCGGACTCCCGAGCAAGCGCAGTGGAACGCCGACCACGGCAAGGGGATCTCCCACAGCCTGCACATGGAACGGCTCGCGATCGACCTCAACTTCTTCAAGGACGGTCAGTACATCGCGGACGGGTCGAAGCTCGCTGACATCGGCGCGTGGTGGAAATCACTCGGGGCCCGATACCGGTGGGGCGGGGACTTCAGCCACCTCCCGGACGGCAACCATTTTTCACTCTCACCAGATGGGGAGCGGGCATGATCGTCAAACTCAAGCAGTGGTGGCAGGACCACGGGACGAAGATCCTCGGCTATGTGGTGATGGCCATCGGCGCGGCCGGTGACTGTCTCTCGCTGATCCAGGCCGTGGATCCGAAGCACGCGGCCCTGTGGTCTCTGGTGGTGGGGCTTGGCGGGGCGATCGTCCGGCGCGGCTACACGAACAGCGCCCGGGCGACGGTATGACCCCGGGTCAGATCATTGCCCTGGTGCGCGATGTCGTGATCCTGATCGCGCTCGCCGCGCTGATCTTCCTCCTGGTCAACTACGGCAAGGACATCACCAAGGTCCGAGACTTCGAGGCAGTGCAGAAGCAACTCGCCCAGAACGCAACCACAGAGGCGCAGTGGCGCCAGGAAGCCCAAGATGCACAGAACCAGCTCACCGCGGATATGGCTGACCTGCGGGCTCGTATCAGCATTCAGCGCGCTCCTATCGTCCTGCGCGGATCGGCCAGTTCCTGCCCCGTGCCCAGCGCCGCCACCGGTACCCCAGGTGATCATCCCGGCACCAGGCCAGATGACGCAGGACCTCGAGGCGATATTGACGTCCGGGCGGCCATCAACGCCTTCGAGCTCTACTACGAAGGGAAATTCGCCGAGTGCCGATCAGCACTGAGGCAGTGGCCACGGTAAGACCGGCCGAACGTCGCGCGTGCGTGCGCCGCAAGTAGGGCACCGCCAGATCTGCTTTTTCTGAGCCCACGATGCTGCCGGGATCTCATGCCTGTGGCGCTGCGGCAGGCACCATACGATGACCATTGCTTCCATGCGAAATATTTTCGCTGAGCGTGGCCGCTTTGGCGATGTCGGGCGTCAAATAGAGGGAGAGGGCGCTTCCGGTTCGTCCGGTGAGCGCGCATCACCATGGCGCCGCGCAAGCCATGCGGCTTTGGCTGGCTGGCCCTCATCGCATTCGTTCACCATGGCTTGAATCAGAGCCCGCAGCCGCTCGATCTCGCGGTCCTGCGCCGCAAGCTGCTCAGTCAGCCGAGCCACGATTGTCTTGGGCCGAGACTGATTGAACTCGTCCTGCTGTACCCGCTCGTTTGTCATGAGGTGGGCTCCCTGCGCCGAAGATTACATAGCTCGGCGACATGGTCGAAGTCGTCGAGGTGTTGCACAGCGTATTGCATGCCGTTTCTGTCGTCGGTCAGGATCATCACTTCGCCGGGCGCCATTTCTTCCAGCTCCTGCCATAACGTCTTTCTGCGTGGCTTTGGGTCGGGCAGCCAGAGAAACCAGCGGATGACTTGCCACACGCTCATGAGTTAGCCGGTGAGCGTGCCGTCCTTGAGAATGAAGGGCGGCGGGTTGGGAGAGAGCGCGACAAACTGGTTGCAGCGCTTCCAGTACTCCTCGAGCATGACAAGGGCCTGATAGGCCAGCATGACGTACTTGTCCTCGCCGCTCAGCCCCATGTATTCGGCCTGACGTAGGCACTGATTGATCAGTGCACTGTCCCGGCTCCCTTCCGAGATCGCCTGCCGCATATCATCGAATGACAGCGGCTTCCAGTCCTTGGCTGCGGGGTCGGGCTGTTTCGCCTGCAGCCCCATACGCATTTCAGGGAACATGCTTTTCTCCTGGTTGATCCTGAAGTAAGGCGGTGTGGCAGGGAATCGAACCCATGGCTTGCCGTCCGGAATCGAACCGTCTGCGCATGGCAGCGGAAGGCGGGAAGTAACCGGTCATCCCGCGCCACTCGACCATGCTCCGCCCAGCGGGCCACACCATAGACTTCATACTAGTTGGTCAGGAAAGTGGCAGGTAGGCGCCGGTATCAGGATGCAGGTAGCACGCTTCGGCGCGATACGGCCACGCCTTTACGTCATCGCGTGCCGCTTCCTTTGCCTCGTCGCAGGAATCGAAAATCACTGGCACGCCACTTCCAATGATCACGCTGCCGTCCCGTGGGTCAACCCATTCAGTCAGCATCGCGTAGGACCAGTTGCCCATCCCTGACAGCAACCGCCAGGGGGTAACAACCTTGCGCATGATATGGGTCACGACCGCTCACCTCGTTGGTTGTCCGAAAACGCCGCGATCGCGCGCGCGACCCCGGCGCTGAAATTCCCGCCTCCGATTTCCTCGGCCCTAATCTTGAGACGAGGCTCAAGCATCACGTTATACCGCTGGCGCCGCTCCTGGCCCTCAACAGGGCGCCCTGGCCCGCGCCGATTGGGGTGCACGGTCCCGTCGTCATCCACGCCGTACTGCTCCACATATCCGGCCCCGTGCCAGTAATCATGTGAGCGGTCCGTGTGGCTCCGAGACCCGTAGTAGGTGACCTTGCCGTCTCGGGTTATCCGCACCTTCCTGTTGCCCTCGCCGTGGCTCCAGAAGGCCCGGATCTCGGCATGCGTGGCGGCGCGGCTCACAGCTTGCTCCCTTTGCCCTGCGCCTTGAGTTCGAGCCAGCGCGCGATCTGCGCCTCGGTGAGCACCTGGTCCTGCTTGTCGACCTTCCAGAAAAGCTCTCCAGTGAGCATGTTGCGACGCAGCTTCTGGCTGTGGCATTTACCATCTCCGACATAGACCAGCCGAGCCTCGGAGGTCAGCGGCAGGACGTCGTGCAGTTCGAGTTGCATGGTCATCTCCCGTATCGATGGGAGATATTATACACACGTTATTATGAGGCGCAAGCATTTCGTGTGTATTTAATTATCGTGCCCTGCAGCATGAGCTGAAGGCTGTGGTTGAGCAGGCATCGGCGCCTGCTGCATCTCGTGATGCGCAACCCTGTCCGCCATCTTTGCGACCCAATCAATGATCTGGTCGAGCCGATCTCGCTGCTGATGCAAATCCGCCAGCACGGCGTAGTAGTGCTCACTCAGGCGCATGTCAGCCATCGCGATCTCCAGACGTGGGTGGAGCGGTGCTGTCATGCGGATTGCAGTCCGCCTCGATCAGCGCCTGCTTGAGTGGACCCTTCGGTATATACGGCCAGCATTGAGCGAGCAGGATCTGCAGGTAGTCGATCGTGCGCTCGTATTCGTCAGACCAGCCCTCCACTCCATAGGCTGGCGGCCTCAGTGGTGGAGGTGTTTCTGGTTCGGGTTGGCCGTAGTGCAGCAAGGCGAGGGCATCGCACCGCTGCCGGAGCCTTTCGTTCTCGGCCTTCAACTGCTCGTTCTCCGCTTTGAACGCCTCCAAGTGCTTCTCCAGCGCGTCGGCGCGCGGATAGTGGCCATCGGGCCGGCGAGGCGGAATGCGGGGCAGATCAGCCATTGCCATCGCTCGTGGGGTCAGCGCGTCGCTTCTTCACCTGGAGTCCCATGACGGTTATCTCGGATGCGTACGACAGATCGAGACCGGGATAGACGGACACTTGCTCGAGGTAGCGAATCAGCTCCCGCCATTCCTCCTCGTCGACCAAATAGGCCAGATCGGAAATCGGGATGTTGGCCCGGTGAAGCCGAGAAACCATTTCCGCGATTTTGCCTTGAACGGTCATTGATCACCAGACACGGTTGAGGGAAGTCGAACGCCGCACCAGGGGCAGAACATGAATCCCTTGCCGCCCTTGTAGTTGTCGAATCCCGTGCGAAGCGCTTCGCGGATGATCGGCCCGTTGATTTTCGGCATGTTCTCTTGCCAATCGATACAAGCACATCCGTCATTCACAAGCGGCTCAGTCGCCATGCTTCTCTCCTGCGCTGACAGCGAATACCTCTCCGTCTTTCTGGCAGAGCAGGGCGCCGTCAGATGCCCGAATGAAGTGGGCGATGCGAGCCCAGCGACAATGCTTGCACCAGCCGTTCTCGTCAGCTTCGAACTCGGTGCCCAGCAGCGTATCTGGGCTGACCGTCGTTTTTCGAAATAACTGGTCATCCATTGTCAGCAGCCCTCTGCAGGAGCTTTTTCGCGAGCTTCTGGGACGAGTCGGGGTCCAGCTTGGCTACTACGCAATATCCCTCGTTGGCCAGCAAGACCACGATGGTGCCGTCCTCATGGTCTATGCCGATCTCGTACTTCGGCGCAGGCGTTGGACGGGCGACGGCTTCGGCTCTCCAGGATGCGATCATGTTTGACTCCCCGACGCACTACGAGAACGTTGGAGCCCACTAGTCCCGACTGCGACACCCCAAACAGCGCCGATGCCCAGGAGTACAGCCCAGCCCCATAAGTGCGCGTAAAGGGCATCCAGCACCAGATCAGCGCACAGCGTCGCTGCCAGCAGGGTGCCGACACAGATGAGTTGCTCAAGTCTCATGGCGCACTCCGTCTTTCTTGGTTGGTTTCTGGCGCTGCCGCCACATCGCGCCTGCCTTGAACGCCATCTCGATCTCGCGCATGCACGAGAGCAATGATGGATTCGCATCGGACGCACGGCGGATGACCCTGCGCCGGTAGTCCCAGGCTGAGTCCGTGAGCCCCTTGCTCTTTTTCATGAATGCTCCGCCGTGTCACTATTACCGCCGCGTTCCGCAATCAGCCGACTGGCTACCATTACATTGATGACATCCTGGATGGATACGCCGGCCATTTCAGACACCCGGGTGACATAGCCGATGAGATGAAACGGCAGGCGTACCTGCACGACGCCGGAGTGGCTCTCGCGCGGTCGCGCTGCTTTCTTGGCTGCTCGCTTCATGGAGTTTCTCTATCACTACCCGGTGCGCAACTCGCCAGCAGCACGTCGGTGTACTTCCACTGCTTGCTGATGGCCTCGTGCAGCAGTTTCATCGACTCGTGCCAGATCGGCCGCGCTTCCGGTGCCATCGGGTTGGCAGCCTCGAGCGCCTTATGAGCGGCCCGGAGCAACCCGAGGGACGTGTAGGCGTCTGTGAGGACTTCGTCGTTGTGGCTCATGGATGCTTCGCCGTGTCTCTAACCTGGAAGCGCCCAGCCGACCGCACCGAACCCCAGGCAGTCCGGACATTCGACCTCGCGCCATTTGATGGGAATATCCAGCGGCTCTACGGCGTCCACTGAGGGAGCATTGAGCGGCGGGAAGTCGGCGTACTGCTCCAGGATCTTCCCGGTGTTCTTGCATCGAGCGCACCTAAACACGAGGCTCTCCTGTGGATGTAGGAGGTGAGGGCTTCTCGGCGTCCTTGTCCTTGCAGGTCTTGAGACGCCGCGGGCTCTCAATCGCGCTGTTCCGGGCCTTGCGCCAAGCGGTCCATTTATCGATACCCGTTGGACCCGCCAACTGGCCGGTCTTCTTGTTCTTCACATTGTCGATAGAACTCACCTGGGCCTCCGGTGCTGATCGGCGTAGGGGCAGGTCGCGAAATGGGACTTGTGCCGCGACAGATCAAGCTGATGCTCGGCGTCGGTCGGCTTCGTGGTTTCGGCGTCCACCGGCATGCGTTTGCCGGTTTTCGTCCGAAACCAGACGATCGGCTTGCCGCAGGAGGAGCACTGCACCTCGAAGGGGTGGCGCTGGCGAATGACCTCAGACATGAGGCCCTCCTATGGAAACCGCAGAGCGGTCGAAACGAGGGCTGGTCTTAGAGACTGGACCCTCAGACCTAGAGGACGCAGCGCGGCATCGCTGGCCGCAATCTGCGTAAGATATTGAAGCTATTTGTGGGGCGTGACGGAATCGAACCGTCGACCAGCGGATTAAAAGTCGGTTGGTCATTGCGCGTTTTTCTTCGGAAATGCAGCGTTTTCCCTCTAAGACACCCTGTTGGTTTGGCATCAAAAAGTGCCGTATTTCTGAGTCGCTCTTAGAGACGTTCATCGAACCGGCCTCGTGCGCAAAGCTTTGCGGTAGACCGACTCGAGCGCGGCACCGTGGCCGAGCACTGAATGCGGGGAATCGGTCTGCGCCTTGGCCCGCAGATCCTTGAAGCACCAGGTCACGCCGGCCTTCACTCTCAGGCGCCGGATCTGGCTATTGATGCCCCACTGGGTCCACGGCTGCCCGCGGGTGTTCAAGAACACGAGATCCTCGCCCGGGCAGCGCTCGCAGGCGCGGCGAATGAAGAAGCGCAGGGCGTCCGACCACTCGACCGTATGCGGCTTCCCGGTCTTGCTCTGGACGTAGGCGATGCCCTCGGGCTGCAGGTTCGCCGAGCGCGTCCAGGCGATGATGTCGGTCTCCCGCACGCCCGAGAGGTAGGCTACGGCAATCAGGTCCTGGATGGCCTCCGGCGCGATCTCGAAGAGCTTCAGGAAGTCGTCGTTCGTCGTGCCGCCGCTCTTCGGGTGCTCGGTGTTCCGATCCACCCCATAGCACGGGTTGGCCTCAACCCAGCCCTGGCGCATCCCGAACTTGTGGACCGAGGACAGCACCGCGAACTCCCGGTTGGCCCGGATCGAACCGCGGCCCGCCTGTCGCCGCTTCTCGAGCCAGACGCTGATCTGCATCGGCTTGAGGGTGCCGATCCGCATCTTCCCGAAGTGGTGCTCGAGCCGCAGCAGGATCTTCTCGTAATCCTTGCGGGTGGCGGGTTTGAGCTCGTCCATGCCGGCGGCGCGGTACATCTTGATCAGCCCCCCGATGCTGTCGGGCCGGGCGGGGTCGAGCTCGAAGATCGCCCGGTGGAGGGCGTTGACTCCTTCGTCAATCCGGCTGAGCGGGTGCCAGACGTTCTTGATGACCTTGTAGTAACGCCCGTCTTTTTCGTAGACCCCGGGGATGTCGAGGCCGCAGGAGAGCTTGCCCATGGTGGAGGCTCGTAGTTCGGTTCGTTTTCTTCATCCTTGCCACGCCGGAGAGCCCGGTCAAGGGCGGTCTCCGTTGTGCAGGGGCGTCCTTTCGTATCACGAAAGGTCAATATCCGATTCCGGGCGCACCAGGCGGCAACCGCTTTTGGCTTGCGGCTGCCGGCCAGGCGGGCGAGGGTATCGAAGTCGGCAATCATGACGTGCAGGCAAACATGTCCGCCGTGTTGAACGGCGGTTCGTAGGTGGCGATATAGATCTGCTCGAGGTCTCTGAGATCCCATTCGAGGCGCCGGCCATCCTCGACCCTCAGGGCGGTGTAACGGTCATGCGGGATGCCGCGGCGCCCCAGCGTCAGGGCGTTGTGCCTGAGCGCACGCCCTTGCTGGGCGATGCGCTCGGACACCTGCTTTGACTTGCCGACGTATTGCAGTTCGTCTTGAAGCCACAGAAAGTAGACGCCGGCATCGTATGGACCAACTGGCGGAAGCAACCGCATCTCGTCGAGGGACAGCACTTTGATATGCCCCAAGCGCTCCCGCGTCGTTTTGACCCAGTCAGCTCTCATCTCAGCGGCTTCACTTTTCTCACGCCCCGGTCATAGGCCCGGCGCGTCATACTCATGCTTGTGTGCCCGAGGCGTTGATAGGCGGCGTCAATGGTCTCGCTGTCGGATGCACTCTTCGCACGTAGGTCATGAAATGTGAAGCGCTTTCCTCCGCTGCGCACGTAGGCGTTGATTGTTCTCTGCCAGCAAGCGCGGAAGCCCTCACTTGTGTAGGGTTTGCCGGTGCGGGTCGGCAGAACGTGATCGCTCCCTTCATTGCCACCACCCTTGATCATCCAGCACTTATCGAGGACGGCTTCCAACGCCGGAGTGATCTCGATCGCGAGCTTCTTGCCGGTCTTGGCTTGCTCGACCACGATTCCGATATCTTGTACCTGCGCCCATGTCATGGTGATGATGTCACCCTGCCGTTGCCCGGTGAGCAACGCGAGATCCATCGCGAGACGGACACGGAGAGGCGCAATCGCCTTGCATGCCTCGAACTCCGCATCGGTGACATACCGGCTCCGCGGTTGGCTCGGATTGCGCCTGACGTCCTTCAGTACATTGCGTTCGATCCAATACCACCGTCCGACAGCCTCGGAGAAAGCGCAGGAGAGAACCGCCAATTGGCGATTGCGTTGAATCTTTCCCTTCGGCACATCGAGGAACGGTCCGAAGTCCTTCGGACGCAGGTCGTCGGCGATCATGTGGCCGAACTCCCGTTTTAGATGTTGGACGTGCCGGGCGTAATCCTTCCGGGTTCTGGGGGAGAGCGTGGGCAAGTAGTCCCGCTCGAATCTGTCGAGTATGGCGCTGACAGTGACGCGTGTTGGTGTGTTCATGCGTCTGTCTATTTAAATGACAGACGCGCCTCAGTAAAGCCAGTGACTCAGCGGTTCTCACCATGGATGAGACGTCGCAAAATCCGGTGTGCGCCGGTGCGCACCGGTGTGAGCCGGTATGAGTCGCTGTGCTGATTTTGCGAGGTCGCATTGACTACCTGACAACTTAATAAAACTTTAGATTCAGGACGGCTTTTCGGATGTTTTCACAGCTTCGCCATCGCATAGCTTGCACGCGAGCCAATCGTTGCCGTGCTTGCACGTATGAGCCGGTTTTGCTTTCTCCGGGTGCGTGATCGGGAGCCGGCAGTCTGTGCAGATCGCCTTGCCCGACTCGTCCCGCGTCCAGCCGAGCTTGCCGCGGCACTTGCAGACATCCTCGGCCAGCGCCCGCAGAGTATCGGCGTGGCGCTCACCAAGTTGCTGAGGAGTCGGGCGCGCTCCGGCTTTCTCCAATACGCGGGGTGACCTGGCCAGCGTCTTGCTGAACGACGCAGCCTCGCTGGCGGTGAGTTCGCGCGGCTCGGAGGCTTTCTCAGTAGTTACGGGCCACGCTGACCCCTCGCAGTACACACAGACGCAATCTGGTTTGTGATATGAGCTAATGACGCGGCTCATGTCCTTTACGGCTGTTACAGCTCCCCGGAGCGCGTCTCGGGCGATCATCGAGGCCCACGCCGCAACCTCGCTGTTGTCCAATGTCGGCGGCGGACCGTTTCCGATACGTTGCAGGGCCTGCAGATAGCCGTCCGTTATCATCTGGGCCTGCCGGCGGAATTCACAGTCGTCGCAACGGTTCGCTGCCGTCTCGGGAGGTGAGCACAGGCCGGTATCGTCGAGCGCAGTCGATACTTCCCAGTGCCAGGGCTCGCGTGGCACGTCGGCGGCTTGCAACCGGAGATAGCAGCGCGCGATAACTTCTCGCAACCGCTCGATCTCTTCCGCAGCGTCCTCGCACAGCACACGCGCGCCAAAAGGCGCCTCGCGACGGCTTGGATTAGCAGCCAGAGCCTTCAGATCAGCGACAAGGTTTGAGGCGGCCGGTTGCGTCTCGACCGGTGAGCCTGCAAGCGCCGCAATCTCTTCAGGCGTGAGTGCAAATTCGGGAGGAGATCCGAGCGCCTGGTAGACGTCCTGCAGCGGCTGGGCGATGTGCGTATACCACTCCCGACGCTCGATGTTGACGTTGCGAACGGCACTGGTGAGAGCGCGGAGCAGTCGGGCGACATCCTCGAACCGCACCATAGAGCCATCCGGGATTGCTCGATAGGTGCAATCCTCGATGCTGTAGTCGTAGCGCTGGAGGCTGCTCGTTTTTGAGGTCGGCGCTGCGAATGGCGTCTGCTTCTGATCGGTCGCGCCACAATCGCAGCGGCCGTGCTTGTAATTGCACCAGCTCGCATGATCCTTGGTCGGGTGACTCATGCTCGTCTCCGAGAGGCGTAGCTATCGATCTCAGCCACGAGCGCTGATCCCATTCCAACTTTGTCGATTGCGTATTGGCGCCAGCGCTGCAGCCGCATAATCTCGTCGGCGGCAAATGTCGCAACGTCCTGAGCCACACATGCAAAGGGTGAATTGAGCGCCTGCGCAGTCTCGACGTTGTGTCGAAGCTGGCGCGCAACCACCCTGGAGGTGAGTCGCTCCTTCTCGGACTGCGACTCAGGTCGCTGAGTCATGCACTTAGGGCAGTTCAACTCGGTTTTGTCGCAGTGCCGCTTACACTTCGGGCAGACCCACTTCATGCTGCACGCTCCGCGCGGAACTGACAGGACGAGCACAGCATCGCGATTTCCTCTGCGCGCTCCTGTTCGAAGGCATCGACCTGCCCGAACTTCCTGGCTCGCTTCATGGCATCCCACCACTCGGGGGGGCGCTCGTCCCATCCCCACGGAAAGCCAGCAGCTCGTACGCGGCGCTCGATGGCACGCAAGCGCTGACCTACTGCGGGGAAGAAGAACTCGATCTCCTTGAGCTCTCCCGGCCGAGCGAATGCGCCACATAGGCACTCCCCCGACATGCAGAGCTTTTGCCGCACCGGGCTCTCGGGAAGCTCGTGTCGGGCGCGGTACTCAGCGACCTGCTCGTTGCTCCATTCAAAGAAGGGGGCGCACCAGACGCGGCGTCCCATCTGCTGGATGGCGGTTGACTTGAGTCGCATGCGTCGCCCGCTCTCAAGCTTGCGCAGTCCGGAAACGAGCAGAATGCGACCGCCCTGGTGGTCACGCGCCAATTTCTCGAGGCAGCGTTCTTTCAGGCGATTGAACATCTTCGTATGGTGTGCGGGACCTGGGAATCCCTGCTCGATGACGAGCTGCTCATAGTCCTGCCCGCAGTCCTCTTTGGCGCGGATCTCGAGCAGATCCCATTTGTAGAGCTTGCAAACCTTGTAGACATGCTCCCGTGTCTCGGGGATACCGATCCCCGTATTGATGTGGAGCACTCGAAACGGGATGCGATAGCGGCGAGCCATCTCTTTGGCAGCAAAATGCGTTGTAGTCAGCGAATCGTTTCCACCGGACAGCAGAAGGAATACATACGATGGATGATGCCGATTAAGGCCCTGCCACAGAATCGACGCGGCCCGCTCTTCCGATGTCCGGTTGTCGTTCACAGGAACTTCCCCATGAAGTTCGTGCGCAACCAGCGCCGTGCCCAGGGCTTGTGCTTATTGGCCATCGCCAGATCGAAAGCCTCGGTGCGCGTTGTTTCTGCGATGGCGCGCCCCACCGTCTCACCGTTGCCCACTATGGGCGTTGGCATCTTGTTGCGGCGAATGACTCCGCGCCGGTCCACCGTCTGTGCAGTCATCGCGCCAACCTCTGCAGGAGCGCATCAGCGGCTTTCACGGCCGAGTCGGCAAGCTGGTCATAGCTCCAGAGCTGCGGGTCCTCGTCGCCGCTAATCGGGGTGCAGAGTGCCTGCATCGCCATCGCGGCGAACAGCTCGCGCTTGGTGAGGCCAGACTCGGGGTAGGGATATCCGCCGGCCGAGCCGAGGCCATTCGGGTCCACGGGCGGCGTGATGGGGAATGCGCTCTCGATGCCGAGCTTCTGGTCTTCAGACACCGGTTAATCCCCCGCGTAGGTATTGTTGATGCATCTGGCACGCCAGATGTGCCCGTTCGAGAATTGCTCGATGCTGTAGATCGAGAACATGTGCTCGTAGCATTGCGTGCAGCCTTCCATCTTCCGCACCACTTCGCACATGACGGCTTCCCGCGGGCCTTCCACGATCACCCAGGAGCGATGATGATCCCGCGGGATAGGTTCGTGTATGACTCGGACCCATCCGCGCCGCGTCTGGACGACGTTCGGCTCATTGGGCATCACGGGAAGCCGCGGCGCGCTTGCCGGTTCAGTGGTCGGGTGAGCTTCTGACATGTCAGTAACCCTTGCCGCCAAACATTTTCTGGATGACACCGGATCGCGAATAGGAGTTGTCCATCTCCTTGAGCCAGTCCTCGGCCTGCTTCTTCAGCCCGTAATCGACGACACCCTTGATCGTCCCGACCACGGAAGCGATTAGCGCTTCCTTGTTGGCGTCCAGATACTTCTGGACCTCCGGACCTACCGACTCGACGAAGAACGCCTCTAGCTGCTTCGAGGCTTGGTTTAGCGCGGTCCACTTCATGGACTCGGCCATCTTTTCCATCGCGCTCGCGACCGCGCTCTTGACGAGCTGCTCCCGGTTCTCGATCAGATGCGTCTTGATCGCTTCCTCGAAGGTCTGCAACGTTTCTTGGTCCGTCATCGCATCACCTCATTAGTGTTGTAATTCAGTAGCTTGCTTCGCGGATCGGCCATCAGTCGTTACACCGACACCCAGCCCTGTTTGACGGCGTAGAGCGTCAGTTGGGCGGTGGTCCTTGCCTCGAGCTTCCGCATGGCGCTGAGGCGCTGCCCCTCGATCGTTTTGATACTTCGATAGCGGTGAGTGGCAATCTCCCTGGTGGAGAGTCCTCGCGCTATCAGCGTGACGACTTCGATCTCGCGTTTGGTCAACATGCGACCCTCCCGACTACATTCATTTCAGCTCTCTCAATGAGCCTGTTTTGTTCGGCAAGTAGTTCCAGGTCGGAACCGAATTCCTCACGGAACTTGACTGGTTCAGCGGCCATCGATGGCCCCAGGTACGTCCGGGTCCATTCGGCATCACGTCCAGTAACGGGTTGCGCTTGGTGATGCCACGGGCACAAGCCGATGGTGTATTCATCGCCCAGGCGCTGCTGGCCAGCGTGCTCGTCCAGATTCAGGTGATGGACCTGACAGGGCTGGGCGAACCAGCCGCGCCGCCTACATGCCAAGCAGCCGAGATCGTAGATGCGCTGGAAGCGGCGTTGGCGGGCAGAGGGGTTCACGCTGCCAGCTCCCGAATATACTCATCGCCGAAGTGCTCACGGATCGCGAGCTCGAGCGACGGCCACAACTCGGCCCATTCGTCAGCGGTGAGCTGAGCGAAAGCGATCCGTTTCGGCACCCGGCATTCATGACCGTCGACCCAGATGACATCGAAATGACCCGCTCGGACGCGAAGCTCTGCATCGATGCTGGCTTCCGTGCGCGGCGGCTCCTGGTTTTGACCGATCTCGCGGCACATACCGAAGTACATGCGGTGCCAAGGCAGGCTGCGGGGGCGGACCAGTTCAACTTCGCAGCATTCGCCGTCGCTCATCCGACTCAGGATCGCGGCGGCTCTCTCATCGGTTGGGATGAGACCGACCTTCTTGTCGCGGCTCACCTTGGCAAACCAGAGTTTCATGCGACCTTCAACTCCTCTCCCTGGAGCACCGCGAGGAGGGTGCGCATTTCGCGCACGAACAGGCCGACTTCTTTTTCGAGCCGCTCAATATATGCCTCATCGCGGTAGACTCGTTTCACAAATAGCGGCATGCGAGGCCAGTAGGAAACGAAATCGATCCACCCACGGTCAGCGACCCACAAGTTCCCCTGCAGTTGCGCCATGTGCTCCGGAGGGACTCGACCAGAGAGAAGGACCTCGGCTTGGATATGCGGGAGTTTGGTCTTGATCTCGCACATACCCTCGTCGCCGACCAGTGAATCTGGCGAGCAGCCTTGGTCTCCATTCCGGATGAATCCGACCTGTAGCGGGTCAACATCCAGACGGAAGGCGTAAAGGTTGCGGGCATCCGCTTCCATTTCGTGGCCACGCTCCATATGCGCGTTGGAGTAGCGTTCGGCAGGCTCGCCCGTCAGAACCTCGCCGATGAGCTTCATCATGTAGGTGCGACGAACCTTGCCTTCGCCCTTTGCCAGGATGGAAGCAAACTCGCTGGCAGTCGGGATGCCCAGCCGCGCCTTGCGCCACTCCTCGGAGCCCTGCTCGAAGGTGAAAATCTCTGGCCCGCTCATTTGCTGCGCGCCTCCGCGGCGGCCTTGGCGAGTCGCCTAACCTCGCTCACAGCCCATTCATAGTTTTTCGCAGGGATCTCATCCAAAGACCGCACCTTGAAATACGTCAGCAGCTTGCCGATGTTGCCGCCGTGTTCCGTAATGAGCGCCTTGAGATCCGCGGCCTGTGTCTGGCTGATAGTTTCTAAGGGTTCGTTACCGTCACGGTCATCCTCGCCCACGGCAACGTTGAAAATGCCTTTTAGCAGATACCGCGAGCCATAAGACTTCGCGGCGCCGGCAGCGTGGGTCTTGGTCATCACGTCGCCGCCCTTGGCGCCTTTGCCGTCTGCGGGCATATCCGTGCGGTACGTGCGGGTGAATCCGCCTGTATGAGAGACGTACGCCAACACGCGGATATGCTCGGGCTTCGGCGAGTCAGTCTCGTCGTAGCTGATCGAGAAGCCGTGCTTCGTGTAGATCGGACGCAGCGCCTTGTCGAGCTTGGCGTAGGTCGCGTACTTGCTGTGCGTCTGCTTGTTCTCGGCATCCGCGGAAATCGCCCGCATTTCACTCTGACACTCGGTCATTGCCTGATTGAAGGCGGCTTCTGCAACCTCCGTAGCGATCTCCTTGCGCATCGCGAATAGGCGTTCCATCTTGGCTATGTCGACGTTCGGATCCCGCGCAGCGCGCTCAATCACGGCGATCAGGGCCGACGCCTCGGACGCCGGCGCGAGCTCCTTGCGCTGCTCGACCTTACTGAGATCAATCACAGAGTTCATACATCCTCCAAGTCAGCGCGGCCCCTAAAATGTCGGCCTGCTCGTGGTTTGAGGCTCCCGTTACAAGGGGGCCGCGCTGAAACTGCTAAAATGGCTCCCGGGTGTTGGGCACTACGCACCGCTCGCACGGAGCCGGCAGCCTGCGCCGGATGATTCGGCGGTTGCGCTGCTTGCGGTAGATGCGCGACACCTCGCAGATCGTGAGGCAGATCGCCAGCCATAGCAGCGCGCATTCGAGCAGGGCGGGTTGCCAGTTCATACCTTCTCCGTCGACTGCGAGAGCGCGATGCTCTGGATCACGCGGTCCAACTCCGGTGCGCGGTTCGCAGCCTTGAGCTGGTTGCACTGCTCCCGGATGTCGGCGAGCACCTCACCCATCCGGGTTTCGGTCGTCTCGATCTGCGCTTCCAGCTTCATGATCTGGGCGCGCTTCGCCTCACGCTGGTAGTGGAGGGCGGACAGTTCCAGCCAATACTGGTCGAGTTTCTGGAAGCTCATTGCTTGACTCCGAACATGGAACTGAGGAAGTCGTCGAAAATCCGCG